TTACTTCGTGATCCTAAAACAGGGAAAGAAAAAAAGATAAAAGGAGTAGCATGATAAAAGGAGACAGTAGTGATTATGAATTACTTGAAAAATGGACTAAAGGTTTTGATTGTCAAGGCCATAAAACATGTGAGATCGGTGTTCGAGAAGGATTGGGATCTAAAATTATTATGGATAATGTTGTTAATAACTATATTCATGTGGGTGTCGATCCTTACGGGAATCTAGAGTATCAACATTATGATCATACAGGTGAGTATACATGTGATTATACTGATGAAATGAGAGATACTATGTTAAATGATTTTAAACCTTATCGTAATCAAGGTAAATTTACTTTGTGTAATATGACAGATATAAAATTTATGAATGATACAGAACATAGATTTTCTAAATTTGCATTTGTTCATTTTGATGGACCCCATATGACTAAAGATGTTTTGACTGAAGCTATATGGTTTGCAAATCGTACCGCTCCTAATACAAGATTCGTATTTGATGATTATCCTAAATATAACATGAGTACTATTGCTAAGTGTTTAGAGTTTTATGGATTTATAATCACGGATCGAGGATCAAACAAATGTCTTATGACAAACTGGAAAGGTAACAATGACAGATAGTATGATTAGAAAATTAATATTACAAGCATTAGAAGATAAATATAATGCACAAATTTCTGAAGCTGAAGCAACGATTAAAATATATTTAGATCAGTCTGTTGGTATTGGAGAACACCCACAACACATTGATGAAGTAGATGAACAATTTGATAAAATTGCTAGTGCAGAAGAAAAATTAAAAATTTTAAAACAATATACAGATGATTAGAACATATTCAAATAATCCACAAGCAGTTAGGACTCGTCAATGGAGAGCAAAAAATAAAATTAGAAATGCAGTCCAACGAAAAGTATACATGGGTCAAGAAAAAAATTTTGTTAGAGTAACTATGATGAGGCCATTTAAACCTAGTAATATGTTTCCTAAAAAAAGAGCTACTTCATTGTATCAACGTCAAGTTCGTATTCCGGACATTACATTAGAAGGAATGTATGAAGAGTTAATTTTACATATACAATTAATGAAAGACAAATTTCCAGGAACAGATGGTAGAATTTGTCGTTATTGTGAAAAACCCTGGACTTATGTTAATACAGAATTAAAAGAAAAAAGAAATTATCCAAATTTTTCAGTTGATAGTTTTAATAGTGACGAGACTTATAAAAAAGGTAATATTGTTTTTTGTTGTACTCAGTGTAATAGTAGAAAAAATAGTACTACAAAGAAAGATTGGTTAAAATATTTAGAAATAGATAAGGAGATAAATGGTTCCAAAGATTAATAGTTTATATGAATACCCAACTACGGAAAGAACTGAGATAGATGGTAAGAGAAAGTATGTTATAAAGGGTCAAACAGAGCCTTTACCGAGTGTTACTACTATATTAGCAGCTACACAGAGTGATGAAAAAAAGGCTTCTCTAGAGGCTTGGAAGGCCCGTGTAGGGGCATCGGAGGCGGATCGTATAAGAGACACTGCAGCAGCTAGAGGAACCGTTATGCACCATATTTTAGAAGGATGGATCAAGGACCAACCGCACATAGATTTAACTCCAGTTGGCCAACAAGCAGAGAAAATGGCTCATCAAATTTGGAGTCAAGGTATTGCAGATAAATTAAATGAATATTGGGGACTAGAGGTAACTTTATATTATCCCGATCTTTATGCGGGCGCCACTGACCTCGTTGGTATATATGAAAATGTCGAGAGTATAATAGATTTTAAACAGTCAAACAAGCCTAAAAGAAGAGAGTGGATTGAGGACTATAAGCTACAGTTAGCTGCGTATGCACTCGCTCACAACGAAGTATACGGATCTAATATCACTAAAGGTGTGAATCTTATATGTACTAAAGATAATTATTTTCAGAAATTTGAGTTTGATGGTAATGAATTTAGACAGGCTAAGTTTGATTGGCTTAGAAAAGTGGATCAGTATTATAACGAAAAGGATAAAAAATGAAATGTTTTTATTGTAATACTGAACTTAGATGGAATAATGATTTTGATACAGAAGATATGTCTCCAGATTCAGATCATGAAATTGTTAGTATGTATGAATGTGATAAATGTAAGGCCTGGTACGAGGTCTATCATACTTTAAAAGATAAAATACCGCCTAAAAAATAGATTAGAATTATTCTAAAGTAGAGAAAAATGGATCAAGGAACGTGGATCATGGCAGGAAAAAGGCAATTGTGGCAAAAATGTGTTCAAAATTGTAGTAACTTTTTCAAAATTGTAGTTACAAAAAGTGAGGTTTTATGCGCATTGTAGTCATTGTAAGGTTTTTTTCGAGACTAAAATTATTTTTTTTTTTTCAAAAAAAGTTCAAAGTGCCAAAAAGTACTACAATTTTCTGGGATGCGCTTAAAAACGTTGGTATTATTGAATAGTAGCACGATACCATTGTAGTAAGCTGTTACTACAGCGTCTACAATCCGCACTAGGAGCCACTTTTTTTTACTACAATTTTAAAAAAGTTACTACAATCGAAATTTGACCCATTGTGGACAAATCTAACCATCTGCTCTAGTCGTACAGGTTTTGGATATCCGGAAATGAAATAGGTAGGATGGTGAAAAAAGTGTGCTATAAGGAGATATGCGTAAATCAGAGAGAAAAAAGTCTAAGTTTAAATCATTGGTGATTGATAAAAAAAGATATTATTTTTATAGAATCGAATGGTTAGATATTTTGGGCGATAGTGGCCATGCTAGTACAAGTGAGTTTCATTCTATGAAACCTGCAGAGATGGTTAGTTATGGTTATGTATTCGATAAGAATAAAAAAGATTTAAAAACTTTTGCAAGTTATGATTCAAAAGAAGAATGTTTTAGTGATCGTAATGTATTTCCAATTGGATGTATTGTAAGATTAGAAAAAATTAATTTGTAACTTCTTCTGCTTCAACTACTTTTACCGATGGTAAGGGGTCATCGGTATTTTTATTTGATTTAACTTTGTCTTTAAACTCTTCATGACTCACACCATTTAATATAGGTGAGTAATCTTCTAACACACCAGCGATTCTTTTATCTAGATCCTCTTCAGATAAATCATCTAACTTACCTGTTCTAATAATTTTTTGTTCTATGTATAATCCAGCAGCCTTACCTCTAGCTACTTCTGCATTGATTGCAGCTGTCCAGGCTTTAGCATCTAAAGCTTTGTTTCGCATATCACCTAATTGAGCCAGATGAGATTCAAAATTAATATCATATTTTTTCTGTATCTCTTGTCTAAGTTCACCAATGTATTGCACTACTAATGGATACATTTTTGGATTCTGTAGCTCTGATGCTGTAACATGAGCTCGGTCTTCTGAATACTTTGCGTCTATTGCGCATTGTGTCGCAGTCTTCCTACCCTCGTGATAAACAAGCTCCTGTGCGAATTTTATTTGTTTTGGAGTTAAATTTTTATGCATACCCATACTTGACAATTAACGTAATTTTTAGTACAAGTCAACTGCATCTTACCTCCGTTTGATGCGTTTAAGTTAAACGACTTTGGATTGTGGTGGGGGTTGGCTTACGAAACCGTGGAAGATATCCATTCGGCTGATACTGAGCCCTCACTAGAAATTATGATAAGTTTAAGACATTTCAGACAAATACTAGATAAGTTTTTAAAATCCCCTACAGCTGGAGATTCAAGAGTACAAGTTGTATTACCTAATGGTGAATTCTATGACATCAAAGGTATAGAACTTATGCAAAATAAATTAGTTGGTGTAAGAGAATCTCATAGATTAGTAATTACTATCAAGCCAGAAACATGGCGTATGGGTAAAGTTTTAAAGAAATTATAACCATACCACTTACGGTAAATTCATGGCAAAAGATGAGTCCAAATTTTGGCAAGAAGTTAAAAAAAATTTAACTGAAATATCCTTTACAAGACTGGAAAGTTGGGCCTCTGCAGGTGTTCCAGATCTATTGTGTTACAATAAAAAAGGAAGGTTTTTTACTATTGAATTGAAAGTAGAAAAACGTAAAAAATTGATCTTCTCACCCCACCAAATTGCCTTCCATATTAAGCATCCACGCAATACTTTTATCTTGCAAAAGTCCCTCGATCCTTTTGCCATAAAACTTTATGAGGGGAAAGAGATCCTACGGTTAGTGAGCCGTGAGCCAGTGTCACCGATTGCCGAATCATGGACCGAGATTCAAAAAATTTTGTCAACGTGACATAACCGCGCACCGGTTGTCAATGTGACATAACCGCGCAGCTTGGGAGGTGCTTGTGGGCGGGTCCCACCCTATATATTTTTTTCAACTTGTGCCTGTTCCTTATAGCGCCTGTGCCTGCTCCTTGTTCCTTTTATATTTTATATATATTAAAAAACCTGGGCGATTGCTCGCCCAGGTTGTTAGAGGAAACCTTTTACCGGTGATGACCGTCAACTCCTTTTTGGCCGTAGTATTTGTCAGCAATCTCGGTTTCTTGCCGAGCACCTTCTTCAGCCCAGTCGTAGTCCTGCTTAAAATTAAGCATCCGGTCCACGACCCGTCTGATAAAGTACCAGTCTTTGTCATATCGACCGTAGGTTTTACGGTCGATAGTTGTGATAAGAAGAGTAAGGATCTGTCTAAGATTATTGTCCATCTGCAACCTTTCTGGGAAGATCTTCGTTCTTCTCCAGTTTCTCTTCCAGCCATCTTTCTCCAGCCTTCACCCATCTTCTGATAAATTTGTAACGCGGATCCTGCCCAACATTGCAGCTGTAGCCTCGCATCGAATGGACTAAACCTTTGACCTCCATCAAAGAATATCTTCTTGTCCAAGGACCAAGATCCAACATCTGAAGAAACATGATCCGGAAAATAATTTCGTCTTGATTTTCCTTCGTCACCTTTCCCATATCGATTGCCATCATAGTCCAGCAAAAATTTGCAGCTGTATCGTGCTGCTCCTTGGTCCAACCTTCTGTGTCCAAAGCCGTGTAGTCGTATTGTAATGCCATTTTTTCCTCCGTTTGTTAAATTGACAATAACGGAGTCTCGCATTTTTAGCTGAAAAATAATATTCGCTTTTGTGTCGCACCTGTTACTTTTTCTCAACCTGTGCGTGTGCCTGCGCCTGTGACCTTTTACCGCGGGCCATGCGACAATTTGGCTGTCAACCTGACAGATTGCCTCTGTGACATTTTGTCGCACCGCTGAGGGTGCATGTGGGCGGGGCCCTCCCAGAATACTAAAAGAGAAGCACATGTTTGCGGTTCCCACCCAAAATAAAAAAAACATTTACTTTAAGCATGTGGCTTTTTCCCATTAATTGTATATTTCAAACTTGAGCCTTGTTCCTTGTTCCTATACTTAGGGTTTCCTTTTGGCCATCCATGAGGATGGCACATTAGAGGAATACTAGGACATTTGACGCTTGCTGATGAAGCAGCAAGTTCTTTAAAAAATTTTTTACACTTGTTGACGTATTCTTTCGAGAGCTCACTCTCACTATAAATAAAATAGTTTAATAGATTGTTATGTTTGGATCTAATCATCTTTTTCAAAGTCCTCTACGTCCCAGCCGTCACAAAGTGAAGAGTGATCAACATCAGGTGACGTTGTCCATCTAGTTTCTTTGCCGTGCTTGTCGGTTGTAATAAAAGTAATTTTATCAACCATTAAAGTTGATAATTCTTGAGTAGTCATTTTTTTAAATTTTTTCATTAGTGTTTTAAATATGCTATATTTTTAATTCTTTTATTCCAGCAAGCTCTACAATCTAAACACTTTCCGCCTTGAGAAGGCGCTGGACATGTTGCTTTTTTAGGGTCAGTTGTCACTGTACTGGTATACTTCCAAAATTTGCCCGCGGATCCATCTATATTCGTTCCAGATAATCTTATAATTAAATTTTTGGGGACTCGTTCAATTGGTACCATCTTTAAAAATTGCGCCTCTTTAGTAGGCATCCAATGCTTGACGCCTGGCGTTAACTTACAGACTTTAAAAATTTTCAATAAATGTTTTACGCTTTGAATATCCCCCGCATCGTGCCATCTAAAGACCTTAATTTTAAAGCCGTTAATTTGGGACGCCATAGCCCGAACCCATAAAGGTTTATTAATAGAATTTAATCTTTTATATTGCGCCGCCTTAACGCCTTTATACATCGTATAAAAACCCCTTTTAGCATAGCAACCATAGCAAACCGTTCCAGGAATTTTTGCAAGCTTCGACCCCGTTTTGCATTCCCATGCGGGCAAGCCGTAAGAATATCCAGGCATCTTTGAAGGCTTTGAAAAAGTCCAGGTAATTTCTTTAAGTTGCTTTTTGTTCATGAGCTCACCATATCCCAGTTTATGATTCAATAACATTGCGCAAAGTGTCACATGTAAAAGTCTAGATATTGTGTCAAGGTGCAAATTGTCACAGGCGCGAAAGCGCATGAGGGCGGGTCCCACCCGTTTTTTTTTTCTAAGGCTTAGCCTGTAGTCCTGGGTGCCCACCCCGTCCCCAGCATTTTAACGGTGGAATTAACTACAGGTTCCATGCCCGAGCGCATTGCTCAATCGGTACCCCGATTCCAGGTCATAAGTTGCGGATCCTTAGATTGCCTGCATATGCATCTTATGACCAGGAATCAGTAGCGGGATTAAAGGGCTCCTACCAATCCGCTGGCGACTACTGATCTTTATCCACTTGTTTGAGTTTAACGACGTCGGAACAAGTAAACGGACGCAAATCAATCCAGGGGAATGATTTGGGTATCCCCTGGATCTAGTTTTTTTATTGCACCAAACTAGAATAAAAAACTTAATTAGATATTATTATAATTAATAATTAGATCAATGCGCAAAGTGTCGCAACTATATATTGTGTCAAGAAGCAAATTGTCGCAGGGAAGAGCATGTGGGCGGGTCCCACCCAGAATAAAAAAATTCACCCCCGACCGTCGTCGGGGGCTAGGGGTCACAGTTTATAGAGCCGTACACCCTCACAAATCGAGCTCTCACAGTTTTTTAGCTGTCACGCTAGCAACAACAGGATTGCTGTATCACCTTAACGACCAGTATCGACTTGTACGTTTCATCCGCGTCCTTTCAGAAACCTTACAACCTTGCGAGTCGTAAGCTTATCGCGGGAACTCATCGATCACCGATACTGATCTTAGATCCATTAGCCCTGTTCCGCCGTTAGCTAGTATCGGTAACCTGCGAGAGTATTAACTAGCACTCCAAGTCGCAGTTTAGGTCACGACAACCAATGGATCAGAGATCAGTTCTGGCACATCCACCACCACCGACCAAAACTGATCCCAGGTCTAATATTACACTTCCGTAAGCAATGCTTTCACACATTAGACCAGGGATCAGCCGACATAGTGAATAGCTTCTCAACCCTTGCGGGTATACTAAGACACCTATATCGGTCGACTGATCCCAGGTTCCTGGCTCCACTAGTGAGATTATCTGGCACATACCAGGAACCAGGGATCAGCTGATCCCAGGTCTATTACTAAATGTCCAGTCGCTTACCATGGATTACTGGCGCAAACGTCTAGCTAAACGTGTAATAGACCAGGGATCAGCCCCGAAGGGCTGATCTTAAAATTTTATTTAACCTCTTCAACTAGATCAACTTTAATATTTTCCATGCCCATTTGTTCGGGCTCATCTTCTCTAGCTTCAAAATATTTATCGTCGTGAGTTTCAAAAAGAGTCTTAGCTTCTTCTGGTGAATCAGCTTCAACTACTACTCTTTCCCAAACATCTGCGGTGTAGTTCACTGTGAATCTTTTTTTCATTTTATTACCTCCTTTCCACATATAATCAACCATACAATGTTTCACGTGAAACATAAATTGTCATAATTGTCACACCCAGGAAAGAGCATGTGGGCGGGACCCACCCAAAGAGATAAGAGCATGTGGGCGGGTCCCACCCATAAAAAATAAAGGTGAACTGCGACAATTTGTCAAATGTTAATTGGAACGCTAGCGTAGTAATTCTAAATCATAACTTAAACAAACAAACAGAGGAGTAAAAAGTTATGACAATGAAACCGATAAGAAGTAATGAGTTGGAGTTTTGGACAAATTTTGTTCAAGATAAATTCAGAGATAAAAGAGAAGATATAGATACAGAAATATCTACAAAAGCTCAAGAAGTCGCTGATAAAACTCAAGACGCATTTAATAAAAAATGCGGAGTTGATAAACTTTTAAAAGACGCTAAAAAGAAATATGACGCTTGGCAAACTTTTAGAAGAAATAAAAGAAGTACAGAAGAAAAGCTAGAAAGCGAATTCACTAGTATAACTTCTAATATTCAAGAAATATTATCAAGACTTGAAAAGTCGCGTAGGTGGGATATTTATTTTGCTGATAGCGATTGTCTCAAAGACATTGATAAAATTAACAGAAAATTAGCTGAAGCTAATTATCAAGAAGCTAAAAAAGAAGCGCGTAAAATACATAAGGTCTATAATATGTTAGGTCATGTAGAAGAAAGTTGTAAGGTTGATATCCATACAGGCGCAGATATTAAAGATGTTGTTTCATCTTTAAAAGGTAGAATGAAGAAAGTTGAGATACCTTTAGATATATCCAATAATTTATTGGCTATTGAAAATAAAAAATAACACTTGACAATAGTTATGGGATAATATAATTATTATCCCATAACGAAAGGAAAAAAACATGACATATATAATAGTAAAAGAAAAAACATACATTAATGGCAGTAAGTTATTTACTGTCCACGATCAAGCGGAAAGCGATCAAGTCGCTTCACGAAAAGTTAGAGGGTATAATTTAGCAAGTGATGAGGATACTAGATTTGTTTCTTGTTATATTGACAATGTAATTCAAGACCCAATTAAAGTTGCAAAAGATAAAAACTTTGACTTTAATCAAGTTGATTACAAATTACCATTTCCAGAGGTTGAACAATGCAAAGAGTAATTAAAGAATTTGAGAATGTTTATTTCTTTAAAGACGCTTTCAATTCTCAATTATATGGAACACCTTTTTTAATAAACACAAAAGGCTTCAACAAAGAAGAAGTTGAAGAAGTTAAAAAGTTTATTAAAGAAAATGGAACAGAGTTTTATACTACTGATGATGATGACCTAGATAAGACAGAGGGTTATTATTATGGAGTAGGTGGTATTGACTTTGAGCCATTGGATAAAATGCAAGCCGATAGTGGTCACACTAAATTATGGTACAAAGAAGCACCAGGAATTTGGAAGCAATTATAATGGGCGTTGCAGTAGAAAAAAAGAAGAAAGAGTTTATTGATCTTGGCTTTTCTAAAAAGGAAGCCAGGATCAAAGCACATGAGTGGTGCAGATTAACGAACACTTGTCGTGGGTGTAGTCAACCTGTTGCAACTAGTGAATGGTCTAACTCTTATAAAGGAGAGGGGTATTGCATGAGTTGTATGTAGGTTAGTCAATATGTCATAATGCCACACGCGTGATAATTTAACGCGTGTGGTGAAGTGTCGCAGTGACAAAGTGTCGCGCTTGGGGAGGGGCATGTGGGCGGGTCCCACCCAAATTTATATATAGAGGTACCAGACCAAACTCAAAAGTCGAACTTTTTAAAAGGGGGGAGGGGTGGATTTTGCGAATATGGTACCTAGTATATGCTCTATACTGTTTGATATACAGATAGATTTATGTTAAATACTTTTTGGTACCATAATTAATATTATGCTTAGTTTAGAAAAAATAAATGCAATTGCAGATCCGAAAGTAAGAAAACAGTTAAAAGTATATATTATAAATAAAATAAAAAAATCTACACAAAAAAAATATAGAACTGATTTTTTATCTTTTGTAAAATATACTTGGCCAGAATTTGTAGAAGGTAATCATCATAAAGATATTGCTTCTGCATTTAATAGAATTAGAACAGGTGAATGTAAAAGGTTAATTATTAATATGCCACCAAGGCATACTAAATCAGAATTTGCATCTTATTTTTTACCTGCTTGGATGATTGGTAACAAACCAAGTTTAAAAATAATTCAAGCAACCCACACAGCAGAACTTGCAATTCGTTTTGGTAGAAAAGCTAAAACATTAATTGACTCAGAAGAGTATCAAGATTTATTTACAACAAGACTCAGAGAAGATTCAAAAGCCGCGGGCCGTTGGGAAACGAACGGAGGTGGAGAATATTTTGCAGTTGGTGTCCAAGGTGCGGTGACCGGGAGGGGTGCTGATTTATTAATTATAGATGATCCACATTCTGAGCAAGATGTAAATTCACCTACTGCATTTGATAATGCATACGAGTGGTATACTTCTGGACCACGGCAAAGGCTTCAACCTGGTGGAGCAATTGTAGTTGTAATGACAAGATGGTCTACAAAAGATTTAACAGCTCAATTAGTTAACGCTGGAGCAAAAGAAGAAAAAGCAGATCAATGGGAAGTTATAGAATTTCCTGCAATACTTCCAAACAATAAACCTGTTTGGCCAGAGTATTGGAAGTTAGAAGAATTAGAAAAAGTAAAAGCTTCAGCTGGTATTGCAAAATGGAATGCACAGTATATGCAAAATCCAACTGCTGAAGAAGGTGCATTATTAAAAAGAGAGTGGTGGCAAAATTGGGACAAAGAATATTTACCACCTTTACAACATGTTATACAAAGTTATGACACAGCATTTTTAAAAAAAGAAACAGCTGACTTTTCAGCTATTACTACTTGGGGAGTCTTTCAAGAAAATGAAGGTGACCCACAACATATAATTTTATTAGATGCAATGAAAGAAAGACTAGAGTTTCCAGATCTAAGACGTATTGCAAAAGAACAATATGATTATTGGCAACCTGAAACAGTTTTAGTTGAAGCAAAAGCTTCTGGTCTACCATTGACTTATGAACTCAGACAGATGGGGATACCCGTCGTTAATTATACTCCATCAAAAGGTAACGATAAACACAGCCGTGTAAATTCTGTAGCCCCTCTGTTTGAGTCCGGAATGGTTTGGGCACCTACAGATAAAGAGTTTGCACAAGAAGTAATTGAAGAGTGTGCATCTTTTCCATATGGAGATCATGATGATTTAGTCGACTCAACAACTCAAGCATTAATGAGATTTAGACAAGGGGGGTTGATTATTCACCCAGAAGACTATAAAGATATAGAACTTCCAAGAAAAAAACGAACATATTATTGGTAAATGACATTTGTATTTAAACACCCTAGTAAGTATAAAAGACTTACAACAACTGTACCTCCAAAATCTGGCCCATTATCACAAGGCTTGAATGTTGAGTATAATACTGTTAAAGATGTAAAATCGGAGAAAATTAATGGCAACAATAGACAAAGCACTTCCAAACGAAGTTAGAAAAGAAATTGAAATAGAAGGCGCAGAAAAAGCGGCTGAACAAAATATAGATATTCAAGAAGAATTACCTAATCAAGGTGAAACTGAAATTACCCCAACTCCAGATGGAGGAGTAGAAATTAATTTTGAGCCGGGAGCCTTTAATCAAGCTCAATCAGAAAATCATTACGATAATTTAGCTGAGTTATTACCAGAGGAAATATTAGCGCCTCTTGGTTCAGAATTAATTTCTAATTATACAGATTACAGAACATCAAGAAAAGACTGGGAACAAGCTTATGTAAAAGGTTTAGATCTTTTAGGATTTAAATATGAAGATAGAACTGAACCTTTCCAAGGTGCAGCTGGTGCAACACATCCTGTACTTGCTGAAGCAGTTACTCAATTTCAATCTTTAGCCTATAAAGAATTGCTCCCGGCTCAAGGACCTGTAAGAACTCAAATCATTGGTGCAATGACTCCAGAAAAAAATGCACAAGCAGAACGAGTTAAAGAATTTATGAATTACCAATTAATGGATGTTATGAAAGAATATGAAGCTGACTTTGATCAGATGTTATTTTATTTACCATTAGCAGGTTCTACTTTTAAAAAAGTTTATTATGATGAATTGTTAGGAAGAGCTGTATCTAAGTTTGTTCCTGCAGATGATTTAATAGTTCCTTACAGTGCTACTTCATTAGAAGATGCAGAAGCAATTATGCATAGAATTAAAATTTCTGAAAACGATTTAAGAAAACAACAAGTCGCAGGATTTTATAGAGATATAGAATTAAACCCAGGCTATGCTGATGAAGATGAGCTAGATAAAAAAGAAAACGAGCTTGAAGGAACAAGATCAACTGGAAGAGCAGAAGATGTATTTACATTGATTGAGTGTCATGTTAACCTTGACTTAGAAGGTTTTGAAGATCGAGGACCCGATGGGGAAATGACTGGTATCAAACTACCTTATATTGTAACGATCGAAACAAACTCTCGAGAAGTATTATCTATTAGAAGAAACTATGAAATAGGTGATGCGCTTAGACAAAAAATTTCTTACTTTTCTCATTTTAAATTTTTACCTGGATTAGGTTTTTATGGTTTTGGTTTAATTCACATGATCGGTGGATTATCTAGAACTGCAACATCGGCTTTAAGAAGTCTATTGGATGCAGGAACTTTATCTAACTTACCAGCAGGATTTAAACAAAGAGGAATTAGAATTAGGGATGATGCACAATCTATACAACCTGGTGAATTTAGGGATGTAGATGCTCCTGGTGGAAACATCAAAGACTCTTTTATGACGCTTCCGTTTAAAGAGCCAAGTGCAACACTTCTTCAACTTATGGGTGTCGTTGTACAAGCAGGGCAAAGATTTGCATCTATTGCCGACATGCAAGTAGGTGAGGGTAATCAACAAGCTGCAGTGGGGACGACAGTTGCCTTGTTGGAACGTGGATCAAGAACAATGTCTGCAATCCACAAAAGATTATATGCTGCACTTAAAAATGAATTTAAATTATTATCTCGTGTATTTAAATTATACC